CCCACTTCCGTAATTTGGCCTTCAAAAAGCCATCCAGCGCGAGCTGGAACGGGAGAGAATGGGTTGGCTCTTTCGCAATAGTGCGATGAGTTTTCCAGTTCTTCGGAACTAGCGCAATAACATTGCGTTCAACGCTAGTGAATTTACAGGAGGACAGATCTACCCCATATGAAATGAGGAGACGACCCAACGCAGTAACAGCCGCGAGAGGCGCACGCAACATTCCCGAAATTTTAAGGAATGGTAGCGAACGGCGCCGCGGCCGGTCCTCGGTTGCTCCACTGGAAATGCGAATCAATGATGGCATTGCGTCATCAAATTCGGCTCTATCACCAAGAAGGAACGCAATGTCCCTTTCCATTCGGCTGACCCACCCCAGCACTTCCTGATCGAGACGATCAGGGTGTGTGAAGTAAAAGTCAAGTCGACGGTTGGTGATACGACAGATTTTCTCTCCCCGCTCAAAGGATTTCTGGGCGGCTTGGGAGCATCTGTTATCGTCTGTAAACTGCTCGTTCTTCTTGAATAGGGCAGCTATCTGGCGTTGCGCCAGAACAGACTCGAGCTCAGGATCGTGATACTCGCGATCCTCGACATCTCCAACAGTTGCGAGCGCGGCGAAGTCGCGCGCTCGTATCATCCCCTCGACCTTGTTACGGGTCGAGTTCTGGGATGGGAGCAGTGTTCGAATCAGACTCAGGCTCACCTCGAAGGGATTCAGTCGCATTTGCGATCGAGCCATTGGGGGTTTCATCTAGAATACCTCCTAGAGTGTCAGAGAGGGCGGCATGAATGCCGTCAAAGTTCAGATACTTGGCAGGCTCACAAACGAGCAAACCTGCCGCGCATAGGTACCCAAGCAATACTGCGAGGGCAATCCTACTGAACATACGCCTGCGAGGTCACCATGGTGGTGAACTCATCGCTGGCGACGAAGTCACGGAACACCGCGAGGGCGGCCGTAACATCGGAACTCTGACCGTTCGCTGGGTAGCGAACGCCTGCATCGAACACGACCTTGGGCGCCAACGGCAAGCCGTCAGCATCCTCAGTCCCGTAGACCACCATGAGGTGGGACTCTGCAGCCCCACTCGTGGAGGTAGGCACCTTACGCTTCTGGATGACCAGTCGCGGTGCCTGGACCGTGTGTCCGGAAACCATATAGGTCCGGTTGTTCTCT